ATCTGAGAGAGAACCCTGATGCAGGTGTAGTTTACTTTGAAAGTGAAGCTGCTATAACCAAGGACATGATAGATGAACGTGGCATTGATGGAGATCGTATGATCTTAGTTCCTGTCACTACAGTACAAGAGTTTCGTACACAAGCAATAACAATATTAGATAAATATCTTGCATTAGACATAAAAGATCGCAAACCCATGATGTTTGTGTTAGACTCTTTAGGAATGCTTTCAACTTCTAAAGAACTAGCAGACAGTGCAGAGGGTAAAGATACCCGTGACATGACTAGAGCACAGGTTGTTAAAGCAATATTCAGAATTCTCACTCTAAAACTTGGTAAAGCTAATGTCCCCTTACTTGTTACAAACCACACCTATGATGTTGTCGGTGCTTACGTCCCCACAAAAGAAATGGGTGGGGGTAGCGGCCTTAAGTATGCTGCTAGTACGATCATTTACCTCTCGAAAAAGAAAGAAAAAGACGGTAAAGATGTCATCGGCAACATTGTCAAAGCAAAGGCTGCTAAGTCACGTCTGACCAAAGAGAATGCTAGTGTAGATACTAGACTATATTATGATTCAAGAGGTCTTGATAGGTACTATGGTCTATTAGAACTAGGAGAAAAGTATGGAGTATTTACACGTAAAGGAAATAGGATCGTTGTTGGTGATAGTAGTGTATATCCTTCTGCAATTCTTAAGGATCCAGAGAAATATTTCACTGAAGAAGTGATGGAAAAATTAGATTGGGCTGCAGGTCAGGAGTATAAGTACGGAACATGAAAGAAGAATTATTTTCGGTACCATTAAGAAGGTATCACATAGAGAATAACGAAGATTATTCTGATTTTACTAATCAATTATGGAAGGAGAATAGGTTTTCAATGCCTTCTCCTTTTTTAAGTCCAATTCCAAGAATAGACCCTACGTTAGGTCAGGTTTATTCGGATGTAATAGAAGAATTTCTTAGTGATATAGGTTGTTACGATACACATGTATGTGGTATCAATGGTATGATTCTGAAGATCTTAGAAAAAGGAGAAAGTACCGACAGATTTGACACCTTACCAAGTCACTATACAATGATTCATTACATTGAGGTTGATGAGGGTGCTGCATCAGATACATTCCATCATCCTGCAAGAACATTTATTAATGCATTTCGACCTTCTGCTACTCCTGATGAATGGAAAGAAGCTTGTGGGTTGTATATTAACAACGGAGATGTTATAATATATCCATCCTACATTGAACACAGTTCTCCTGTGTATGGAGGATCTAAAAAAAGAGTGACTATGACACTCCCACTTATACTAGAACCAGTAGATGAACAAGGTAGAGAATCTAATACTGAAGAACCTGCTTCTGAATGAAGCATATGTGCGTAAGACATTACCATTTCTCAAGTTAGAATATTTTTCTGACTTCCTTGAGAAGAGTTTGTTTAGTGTTATATCTAAATATTTTACGCAATACAAAGCTTTACCTACTAAGGAAGCACTAGAGATTGAAGTTGGTCAGATTGATACTATATCTGACGAACAGCATCAAAGCATATTGGGAATAATTCGAGACATTGATGATGAAAAGTCTGACCCTGATTGGATATTAGATACTACAGAGAAGTGGTGTAAAGAAAGAGCAATCTATCTTGCACTCATGGAGAGTATTAAGATAGCTGAAGGTAATGATGATAAACAAACACCTAGTGCCATACCGAATATTCTTTCGGATGCCTTAGCGGTTAGTTTTGATAATCATATAGGTCATGACTACTTACAAGACTACGAAGAAAGATACGATTTCTACCACAAAACTGAAGAGAAAATTCCATTCGACTTGGAATTCTTCAACAAGATTACAAAGGGTGGTATTCCTAACAAAACTCTTAACGTGGCTCTTGCGGGTACTGGCGTTGGGAAGTCTCTTTTTATGTGCCACGTTGCCAGTTCTTGCTTACTCCAAGGTAAAGATGTTTTGTACATCACTTTGGAAATGGCTGAAGAGAAAATTGCGGAGCGTATTGATAGCAATCTTTTAAATTGTGATATACAAAATCTGAATCAGTTACCTAAGATGATGTTTGACAATAAGATCACAGCATTATCTAAGAAAACAGAAGGTACGTTGATTGTAAAGGAATATCCTACTGCATCTGCTCACTCAGGACATTTTAGATCATTACTTAATGAGTTAGCATTGAAGAAAAACTTTAAACCTGATATTATATTCATTGATTACTTAAACATATGTGCATCCAGTCGTTACAGAGCAGGTACTAATGTCAACTCTTACTCGTACATCAAGGCGATTGCGGAGGAGCTTCGTGGTTTGGCTGTGGAAGCAAATTTACCGATTGTTAGTGCTACTCAAACTACTCGTTCTGGTTTCGGTTCTAGCGATGTTGACCTTACTGACACTTCAGAATCCTTTGGACTCCCTGCTACTGCTGACCTTATGTTCGCTCTCATATCTACTGAGGAGTTGGAAGGATTAAATCAGATAATGGTTAAACAATTGAAGAATAGATATAACGATCCTACAATTTTTAAACGATTTGTAGTTGGTATTGATAGAGCTAAAATGAGGTTGTATGATGTTGAACAAAAAGCACAAGAGGATATCCTTGACAATGGAAAGGAAGAAGAGTATAATCCACATGAAGAGAAAACACCTAAAAAATCATTCGCAGGATTTAAATTTAATGAGTAAACAAGTAGATACTGAAAAGTATACTGAGTTTGTAGACGCAGTAACATCTAAAGAATCGAATGATTATATTTCATTCAACTCTAGATGCTTTGAGATACAGAAAGATCCTGATGGAATCCCTATTCATCGTTTACTAACTGCTGCTCTTGGCATTTGTGCTGAAGGTGGTGAGTTTACTGAAGTGGTAAAGAAGATGGTATTCCAAGGCAAACCCGTGAATGATGAGAACATCTTTCATATGAAAAGAGAACTTGGAGACATCATGTGGTACGTTGCTCAGGCATGTATGGCACTTGATACGGACTTCAATGAAATCATTGAGATGAATGTAGAGAAGTTAAAGGCTAGATATCCTGGTGGAGAGTTTGATGTCCATTATTCAGAAAACAGAAAGGAAGGTGATGTATGAATTACGCATTATTAAGTGTTTCAAACAAAGATGGTATTGTTGATTTTGCAAGAGGATTAGTTAGTGCTGGTTACACTCTTATTTCAAGTGGTGGAACTCATGCAGTTATTCAAGCAGAAGGCATACCAGTAATGAGGGTGTCGGATTATACTGGTTCACCAGAAATTCTTGATGGAAGAGTAAAAACTTTACATCCAAAGATTCATGGTGGTATTCTTGCTCAACGTGATAATCCTAGTCATGATTTAGATCGTAAGGTAAATCGTATTGAATTGATTGATATTGTTGCAGTAAATTTATATCCTTTCGAAGAAACCGTTGCTAAATCAGATGTAACCTTTGAAGAAGCAATAGAGAATATTGATATTGGTGGTCCTAGTATGGTAAGATCAGCAGCAAAGAATCATAAACACGTTGCTGTATTAACTAATCCTAATCAGTATGGAATTTATCTTGATGCTTTGAAGGGTAATATAGCTTCTGTTACTGTTGAGATGTTACGTCCTAATCTTGCAATAGAAGCGTTTAAACATACTGCTGAATATGATGCTGCTATTACCGAATGGATGAGAAATAATGTCTGATTTTGAACCTCTTGATTTTGAAAAAGAAGGTATTGTTTTAGATTATAAAACTGCTGGTGTTGATATAGACGCTGGCAATAAGTTTGTAGAAGATTTAAAACAAAAAGTTCCTAACCTTGGTGGGTTTGGTGGAATGATAAAGGTTCCTTCAGGATATGAGGAACCTATTTTAGTATCTGGAACTGATGGTGTAGGAACTAAGATTGATATTGCACAAGCTGCCAATGACTATACAACTATAGGAATTGATTTGGTTGCTATGTGTGTGAATGATATAATCACATGCGGTGCTGACCCATTATACTTTCTAGATTATATTTCTACTAAGAAGTTAGATGGGGATGTTGCTGATATTATGGTGGGTATTCTTAAGGGATGTGAGATAGCAGGTTTGCAATTGTTAGGTGGAGAAACTGCTGAACATCCTCAGTATCAGATGAAGATTGATCTTGCTGGATTTTGTACAGGTATAGTAGAGAAGAAACAAATTATAGATGGGAAAAGTATTAAACCAAGTGATAGAATTATTGGATTAGCAAGTAGTGGACTTCATAGTAATGGATATAGTATTGTTAATTACTTGGCACGTAGACTTAAGTTAGGTTATTATAGTCATCCTGAGTTACTTACACCTACTACAATCTATGCACCTGTAGTTAAGAAACTGTTGGA